CCAGATAGCAATAGCATAGATACCAAAGCTACTATCCACATCTTATTTTGTTTCAGGTTTTTCATACATCTTTTCCTTTTCAATTAATTTACCAATTTTCAACATTTGATCTTTTGTAAATATATTACTCTTAATTCGATTACATTTGCCACAGCAGAGAACTACATTATCTACGCAGTAAGGTCTAGTAGAGTCTAACCTATCTAAACATGACCCATTATTGCTATCTTCTACTACATTTGAATTACAATAAAAACAGTTTTCTTTTGACAATATTTTTGTATACTCTTCCAATGTCATTTGAATTTCTATTTTTCTTCTTTTGCTTGCTGCTTTCAAATAAGCAAATCTAATGTTAGGTCTACTTTTATTGTTGTGATAATAAGCTCTACATCTTTCTAGATTGTCTGTGTAATTTCTTTTTTGGTAATTTTTTTCTGGTACTGGATTGGCTCGATATCTTTGTTTTCTATTTTGTTTAATTTGTTCTTTTTTCTTTAAGTAATACTTTCTATTATATTCCTTACGTTCCTCCTGCGTCATTTTCATTCGTCCCTCCTTGATAATAACTCGTTTGAACAATAAAATATCATATTAATATTTTTATGTCAAATTTTGATCTTCTGGATCTGGTTTGCCTCTTTTTTGATAAGCATTAGCTCCAGCAATTCCTACACAAATTCCAGCTATTGCCGCACTAGTATCGATCCCTTTGTGTAAACCGTATCCTAAAATAATCATTCCAATCAAAGCCAAAAAAGAACGTCTACATTTAAATATTCTAATCATTTTATTTCCTTTATATAAGTACTGAGATCTTTCTCAAATTCATTCCAATCTAAATCAACATGTTCCGCATCTTTAAATAATAACTCTCCTCTTAAGATATTCATATCAATCATAGGAGCAGGGCATGTCTTTCCGCTCTCGCTGTCCAATTCGCTATGCCCCATTACTTTGTCGTAAGAGATTCCAAACTCGCTCTGAAGGCTTCTAAGAAGCTTCACCAAACTTAATTTTTGTAGAGTTGTCATCTTATTTCTGCCGACTACACATACGCCGATTGTATAATGATTATGCCCCTTTACGTGAGCTCCAGGATTAAACTTAAGTGTCCTTTTATGTCCGTTTTCGACCTCTTTGTACAATGATCTTCCTTTCTGAATTGATCCATCTCTAGCCACCACAAAGTGATACCCTATGTCCTTGAAATTACGAGCCAAATGCCATTCTTTTATTTTCTTTGCGCCTATATACATAGAATCAGGGCTGTCTGAAATATGAACCGCTATGTGCGTGATATTATTAGATTTTTTTCCAATTTTGTTGGTCATATATGTCTCCTTTTTGTGCGTAAACTACTTATATATCTTATTAATGAGGCGCAAAAATAAGATATATATAGAAGAGGACATAAAGGTTAGTTGTACTAATCTTATGAAATCACGACAGATGGGATTGTATTCCAATAGCTAGTAGCGAGGATAAATGAGCGAAGATAACGATAACACTAGATCTACGAATCTCGAAATGGAGAAACGTAAAGAGCGTATAAGACGACTTATGATCGCAGGGCTTAGTGATCGTGAAATTAAAGCTCAATTAGTAAACCCCATTTCAGACGATCCCGATGTAGAACCAGATAAACCCCTATCCGTCCGACAAGCATCTCGCTATATACAGCAAGTAAAAGAAGAGTGGGCAGAAGAACCGCGTGAGAACATCAATACTGCGGTAAATAAGTACATAGAGTCGCAGATGGATATCTATAGAGAGCTACGTATAGAAGGTAGTGTCTCCGCCCTAAAGGAAGCATCTAATATACTGGATAAGATAGCCAAGATACAGTCGGTTTTTGAGGAGAAAGATTCGTCCGATGATTCAGACGGAATGACTATTAACTTTATAGACTCCGCTGAGACATACGAAGAAGCCGTTAAGCAGCTTGAGGATATCGATGTCACGCACTAAAAAACTAACCCTATTACCTCACCAAAAGAAGTTTCTTCTGTCTGATGCCCCGACTCTAGGCTTAATAGGTGGTATTGGTACAGGTAAGACTGACTGTGCGGCTAAGCTAGTTCTAATAGAGCATAATAATAATCTAAGAGATAAAAAGAGAGGAAAGAAACCTCGTAATGGGATAATAACCGCTAATACAGTTAGTCAGCTAGAGAAGTCTCTTATCCTCGCTATTCAAACCCTTATGCAAGAGTGCGATATAAGTTGCTCTTATAATAGCCAAAAAAAGATATTAACGATCGGAGAATTGACTACTATCTATTGCTTTACGCTGGACAAAGGAACCGACAATATTAGGGGCTGTGAAGCGTCCTGGCTTATAATGGAAGAGGCTGCTTATAGTCGAGATGGCAAGAAATCATTTGACGTCCTGATAGGTAGACTAAGAGGTAGAGCTCCTCGCTATAAGAGATTTATTACGTCCCCTAACGGCAAAAAGAACTGGATATATAAGCTATTACGAGAAGAAGCTAATGAGGTTAATAAAGATTTCTTTAGTAAGATAGTGAATGGATTGCGGGTGGAAATGATTGTTGCTCGTACTAGAGATAACGTCTATCTCCCCCCTGATTACGAAGAGAGTATGCGCTCTACGTATTCTACAAAGTTCTGTCTACAAGAGCTAGATAGCGTATTCTTAGACATGAATGAAAGCGCTATATTCGATAGCTTTTCGGAAGGTAGAGACGTCGATGCTGACCTTCTATTGCCTCCTATTAGACAAAGGGCAGGGGTTGGCCGTGCTGCTTTTTACGAGCATCAGAGTGGCGATTCTTTTCAATTTCCTCTTTATGCGTTTGTAGACTTAAACGTCGATTCTTACGCTGTTAGTATGGCTTACTTGACTGCCAGTGAGAGCGACCCGAACGATACTGTTATAAACGTGATTGATGAATTCTATGAAAGTGAGTGTAGTTCTTTTCAGATGACAGAGTATGTAAAGAGCAAATACCCAGCGGCTTTTTACGGTGATATAAAAGTTATAATTGACTGCTCTTCTGATACACGTAAGACTAGCTCTAAGAACTTAAAAACGGACATGGCGATATGGAGAGAGGCGGGGTTTATAATTATTAATAAAGGTAGAACTAACCCAGCTATTACAGATAGCGGGCAGAATGTAAATCGCTGTCTAGAAAAAGAGCTTTTTAAGATACACCCAGAGTGTAAGCACGGTATACTAGACCTAAATACCTGTAGTAAAGACGACAAGGGAAAGATTGGCAAGGGTACTATTACCCACTTGAGCGATGGATATAGATATGGATGTTGGCACTTTAACGCGCCAAAGGTAAAAAGAAGAAACGCAAATAATACTGGATTTTTTTAACAAAGGAATATAACTATGGCTACACGTAAACCACTACAGCAAATGATACCAGAAATTATCGAGCATATCGATACCGTCTGGGAGAATAATATTGTCTATAATAGAGAGCTATACGAGATGTACGAAGGGCAAAACCTACAGTATATTGAAGAGATGTTGCAGAAGAGAATGAGCCCCCGCGCCTTTGAAAAATCACGCGATAGAATACCTCCTATTAATCTCTTAAGAGACGTGACAGAGAAGCGCTCTAAGGTCTATATAAATCAAGAGGTACTACGAACGACTGAGCTTACTAGCGACCAAGATCTAATCGACTACTGGGAAGCAGAGGCAGATGTTAATAACGTTCTAGCAGAGTCCAATTGCTTCTTGAATATGCATCGATACGTAGGAGTAGAGTACTATACAAAGGACACTTTGGATGGTTCTAAGCCCGGTCTAAGGGTACTAGGCGGACATGAGTTTATACCTTACAGTGACGACCCAGTTAACCCAGCCAACCCAACGGTTATGGTTAAGTTTATGTATACTTATCCAAACGATAAGGCTAAGTATAGAAGGGGTTTAAAGGCTACTCAGCAAAAGGTTAATACCTATGGAAAGAAGAGCCTTAACGCACGCCAAGAATGGGACGAAGTGAATCGATTCCATTTTATAAGTGATAAAGAGTTCTATATTGTAGACGTATCTTCCGGCGGTAAAACAAGGGGGCAATACGAGATAGTTGCTCATGAGACTAATGGCATTAACCCATACGGAGTCATGACGATTAAGATGCTATCTTTATCTAATAGAGAGATAATCCCTTACCCCGATTCATCCTTAAAAAGAATGAGCATTCTATTACCCATGCTATACACAGATCTAAACTATGCTATTGAGTTTCTATCTCGCTCTATTGTTTACGGCATCGATATCGAGATACAGGACGCTCAAGCAAACCCAGACGCTATCATGATGATCGATTCTCTAGATAAGGAAGGCGCTAATCCAACCATTGGTACCATCGAGCCTAAGGTTCAGATTCCGGAAACCCTAAACCTAATCGCCTCTGAGTATCAGCTATGGCTACATACGTTAGACCTCAAAGCAAGCCAGAGTATCGGTTCTAATAACGTTCAGGACGTGGCCAGCGGGGTATCTAAGTATATCGATCAGGCGGACGTTGTAGAGCTAATGAAGAAGCAGTCTAAGATGTATAAGAACTTTGAAAAAGAAGTGTGGGAAATGATTAAGTTTATACATAACGCTAAAGCTGTAGAGTTTAGAAAGGGCTTATTTTCTAGAGATATGAAAGTAAGTGTTGAGTATATACCAGAGAAGCCTATGGAAGATGAAAGCTCTAAGATAGCTAAGCTTAAAGCTAAGCTAGCCGCTGGGTTTACCTCTTATCGTAGAGCCCTAATAGAAGCCAACCCCCATTTGGATGACCAAGGTATAGAAGCTCTTATGTTAGAGATAGAACAAGAGAAAGAGATGCGCTTAAAAAGGCAGCAGGAAATGATGAGTGGCACTACTACAGAAGAAGAACCACCTGAAGAAAATGAAGAGGAGACTGAATAATGGCTGAACCACAACAAAAGTTTACTGTCCTGCTCCCCTTAGGTCTAGATGAAGACCAAGCCGAGTTTATCGCCAGGGATATAGTAGAGTTTATTCAAAAAAGAACTCGCAAGGGATTGGATAAGGATAACCAACCGTTCAAGTCTTATTCCGAGTCTTATGTGGATAGTCTAGACTTTCAGATTGCCGGTAAGAGTAAGAGTAGGGTTAACTTAGCGCAAAGCGGAGATACGATTGAGTCTATAGAAGTACTTAGTATAGACGGTAGAAGAATCGAAATAGGAATGGAGGCAGGAAGTGATGAAAACGACAAAATGGCGTGGCTTATCGCGCCGGACAATGGAGCCAGCAGAAATCCACTCGGTATCAGTGGGGACGACTTACAGTCCATTATTGATAAGCACAAGTCTTCTAGCCGTGAAGAGCGAGAAGAAGAGCGGGCGGTTGACGAAGCTATCACTAGATCTAATCTTGTCAGTTCTATTCTCGCAAGGATAGGAGTAAGAAATGAAAGTTGAAAAATTTAAAGAAAAA